GCCTAAAAGCTATCCTTATGAAACAAAGCTATGAAACCGCTATCGGAGCGCAAGAACGGGAAGCCTACGCTCACCAAGACTATCAAAACCTTTGCAAAGCTATCGGTGAAGCGGTAGAGCTTGCTGAAACGATTAAATGGCGGCTAGAGGCAGCTAAGATGCGCTTTGAAGCGTACAGGACAGAGCAAGCAAGCAATCGACACTTAGAACGGATGACAACGTGAAGAAAGCGGAACGCAAGCATTACGAGAAACTTGCAGAGCTTGGTTGTGCGCTATGCAGACATCTTGGGTATGGGGAAACACCTGCACACATTCACCACATCAGGCGGTTAGGCATGAAACGTGAAAATGCACCAGTTATACCGCTATGCCCAGAGCATCACACAGGTAATTCTGGCGTACACGGACTAGGTAAGAAAGCCTTTGCAGACAAATACGGCGTAACAGAAGAAGATTTATTAGCCCAAACTGAGGCATTATTATGAACCCATACCTGATTACTGAACCAACGTGTATTAGTTTTTCTGGTGGTCGTACATCAGGGTATATGTTGCACCAGGTGTTGCAGGCACATGGCGGCAAGTTGCCAAGTGAAGCAATTGTATGTTTTGCTAATACTGGCAAAGAAGAAGAGGCAACTTTAAAATTTGTAAATGAATGCTCTGAACGATGGAGCGTAAAAATACATTGGCTAGAATATCAATATGCTGAAAAAACCGCAGACCGATGGAAATTGGTAGATTTTGAAACAGCTAGTCGAGATGGACAGCCATTTTTTGAAAGCATAAATCAAAACGGATCACCATATTTGCCAAATCCAGTAGCAAGAATTTGCACAACCAACATGAAAATACGGGTAATTCACAAGTATTTGCAATCATTAGGTTGGAAACATAACGAACAATCTGATTGGGTTGGCATTAGATATGATGAGCAGCGTAGGGCTGCGAAAATGGATAGAAGCAGAACGCCTTTAGTGGCTGCAAAGGTAACTAAAGAAACAGTAGGGGACTTTTGGAAAGCGCAACCATTTGATTTAGGTTTACCAAACATGAACGGCGTAACTATGCATGGCAATTGCGATTTGTGCTTTTTAAAGCCAACACATCAAATTATTAGCTTAATTCGGGAAAAGCCAGAACGTGCTGATTGGTGGATTAAGATGGAAAACCATGCACAGTCTAGTAACAAAACATATGGCGATGGAGCAAAATTTAGAAAAGACCGCCCAAGTTATGCAAAATTAAAAGAATTCGCATTGTCGCAACAAGAATTGTTTGATATGAATGAAGAAGCTGTAGCTTGTTTTTGTGGAGATTAAATGCTTGCAACCCTTGAACTACCCCTTCCCCCAAGCATGAACACCTACTGGCGTAACTTCAGGGGGCGAACGGTACTTTCCGCAGGGGGTAGGGAATACAAGATTGCAATACAAGAATATGTTGCAACGCACAACTTACCTAAGTTTGGTCAGGAACGGTTAAGAGCAACGATAACCATTTTCCCAAGGGATAAACGGGCTATTGACCTAGATAACCGTCTAAAGGCATTGTTTGACAGTTTGCAAGACGCAGGACTATTTGACGATGACAGTCAATTTGACCGTATATACATTAACAGGGGGGTGATTAAAAAGGGAGGTGGTTGTACAATTACAGTAGCCACCATTGAAAACGAGGCGTAAATGGACTATCCAGCTACTTTTGTATCAACTTTGTTGCACTCTGCGACAAACACGCATTTTATGCACTTTCAGACCGAAAGCTACGCAGAGCATAAGGCATTGCAAAAGTATTATGAGGCGATTCCTGACCTTGTGGATAACTTTACAGAAGCGTATCAAGGCTGTCACGATAAGATTAAAACTTATCCAAGTGACTTTCATGTTGCGACTAATCCAAAACGATATATGAAAAGTCTTAGTGACTTTGTGCAAGAAATCCGCAAAGAGTTACCGCAGGACAGTCAATTGCAAAACATCGTAGATGAGATACTTGCATTGATTGATTCGACTTCTTACAAACTACGCTTCTTAAAATAGGTGCAATTATGAATGACATGGTGCAAAACCCAGAAGCACAAAAGTTGGCACAAATGCTGCAACAGCAGCAAATGCAGAAAATAATGCAAGGATTTCAAGGTGCATCTAGCAACGCAGACACGCAAATGATGCAACAAATGGCTGCTCAACCATCCTACAGCGGCATGGATCAAATGGGTCAAATGCCACAAAATTACCAAAACAACAGTTCTGTCCCAATGTTGGGCGGCAATATGCAGCAGCAAAATATGCAAAGGTCTGCGCCAATGCCAGCCGCAAACATGGCGCAAGGCTTGGGTCAAGGCGCAATGAGCAACAAAGACTTAGAAATGATGCGTAGACGGTAAAGCGTTAAGAATGCTATATAATTAACCTATCTAAAGCTCTACAACAATTGAGAAAAGATATGGATAGTAAAATAGTGAAAACTACTGAAAGAAAAAAGCCCCCTAGAGCAGGGATGGGTAGACCAGCGGGAGTACCAAATAAGTCTACTGCTAAAGCTAGGGAGGCTATTGCGGCTTTCGTTGATGGTAACGCTCACCAGTTGCAAGTTTGGCTAGAACAGATTGCTATGGACGATAGGTACGGGCCAAAAACAGCGTTTGATTGCTTTATGGCTGTCGCTGAATACCATGTTCCCAAACTAGCAAGACAAGAACACGTTGGCGCAGACAATGGCCCAATAGAGTTGGTGGTCAAGTGGCAAGACGAGAAGTAACGCTTCCGTACACACCCCGCAAAGCGTTTAGTCCATTCCACAACAGAACAGAACGCTGGGCTTGCTTAGTTGCTCACAGACGGGCAGGAAAGACCGTAGCAGCTATTAACGACATCGTTCGTGCTGCGCTAATGAGCAAGGACGAATACCCGCTATATGCGTATATAGCACCATATCGTAGTCAAGCTAAGTCTGTTGCTTGGGACTACCTAAAGCACTTTGCTGCACCTGTACTCAAAAGCTCAAACGAAGCAGAATTGACCGTTGAGCTAGTAACGGGTGCAAAGATACGTCTATTTGGTGCTGACAACGCTGACGCTATGCGAGGTCTAGGCTTTTCAGGTGTCTTTATGGACGAATACGGTGACTTTAGACCTAGCGTATGGGGTAACGTCATTCGCCCGACTTTATCTGACAAACAGGGTTGGGCAGTCTTTGCGGGTACACCCAAGGGCAAGAACCAATTCTGGCAAATCTATGACCAAGCTAACAAAAGCGAGGGTGAGTGGTTCTGTTTAAAGCTCACAGCGTCAGAATCAGGGTTGTTACCAAGCACAGAACTTAGTGCTGCAAGAGCGCAGATTAGTGAAGATCAATACCTACAAGAATACGAATGCTCATTTGAAGCTGCTATCTTGGGTGCTTACTACGGTGTAGACCTACGACAAGCAGAGGATGAGGGACGCATCACTAACGTAGGTTATGACCCGCACTTACCTGTTCACACCGCTTGGGACTTAGGATACCGTGATGACACCGCAATCTGGTGGTATCAAGTCGTGCGTAACGAGATACATTTAATCGACTTTTATGCGATTTCTGGTGCTAATATTGGAGAAATTGCTAAAATAATCAAAGAAAAGCCCTATAAATACGGAAAACACAATCTTCCGCATGATGCGAGAGCTAAAACTCTAGCAGCACAGGGTAAATCGGTGATTGAGCAATTAGCTGAGTACCTTGGCATCAACAACATGACGATTGTTCCTGATATTGGTGTCCAAGATGGGATTCAAGCGGTACGGCAATGCCTTCCTATGTGTTGGTTCGACAAGACTAAATGCTCGGATGGACTTGAGGCTCTGAGGCAATACCAGCGTGAGTACGATGAGGATAAGAAAGCGTTTAGGAGTAGTCCAAGACATGACTGGACATCCCATCCTAGTGATGCTTTCCGAATGATGGCTGTAGCTTGGAGGTTAGAACCTAAAGTGAAAGCTCCTGATGTCGTAAAACCGCTGATGGTTGGCCCAGAAAACACAGTTACATTAAACGATATGTGGGCAACCCACAAAACTAACCGGAGCAGTCGATTATGAGTGGCGTACAACGTGATTATGGTTATCAATACGAAACAGTCGCAGCTAGTCAAACAACACAAATGTTAGGTGGGTCAGGCGCAGCGGGTGATTACCTGCATCGTCTGATTTGCACAGTTACTTCAGCAGCTACCGCAACGGTTACGCTAACTGACGGTGTGACAGCTATTTCTGTTGTCCCCGCACCAGTTGCGTCTACAGGCGTGATTGATTTAGAACTAAATATGGCTTCCCTAACGTCTGGTTGGAAAGTCACCACAGGCGCAGGTGTGTCAGTTATTGCGGTTGGTATCTTCAGCTAAGAGGCTCTAAATGGAAGCTCTTACAGGCATTCAGAAGTATCTAAACATCATTGCTCAATACGACAATGAGTTTAAAAAGTGGGAAGGTCGCACAACCAAGATTGTTAAGCGTTACCGTGACGATAACCGCAATCAGAACACGAACGAAACCGCAAAATTCAACATTTTGTGGTCAAACGTGCAGACTCTCATTCCTGCTGTGTACGCAAGGTTACCAAAAGCGTCAGTAGTTAGACGCTATGGTGACAATGACCCTGTTGGACGAGTTGCTTCCAATATCATTGAACGTGCGCTAGATTTTGAGATTGAGCATTACTCAGACTTCCGTAGTGCTATGCGTAACGCTGTCGAGGATAGATTCCTTGGTGGTCGTGGTGTCGCATGGGTACGCTATGAACCGCACGTTGTTGCACAGGATATGCCAGAGGACGGGTATCAGGTAACTGAGGACGTTGACAAAGAAACTGGTGTTGGTGCAGGTAATGGGGGCGATACGCTTGACGGTTCTGCTGGTATGGAAGCTGAACCACAAGAGGAAATTGAATACGAGTGCGCCCCCACAGATTACGTTCATTGGAAAGACTTTGGACACTCTGTAGCTAGGACTTGGGAAGAAGTTACCCAAGTATGGCGTTGGGTGTACATGACCCGTGATGCGCTGATTGACCGCTTTGGTGAGGACGTTGGTAGCAAGATTCCTTTGGACGCTGGCCCTGAATCTAACAAACAATACGGTCAAAACAACCGTGATTTCACTAGAGCTAAGATTTGTGAGCTTTGGGACTTGGAAACTGAGAAGGTTTACTGGTTCAGCAAGACATCAGGACGCATCATTGATGAGCGTGATGACCCGTTAGGACTAGAGAACTTCTTCCCATGCGCTAAACCGTTGTACGCAACGATGACTAGCGACACGTTAGTTCCTGTTGCTGACTTTGTGCTGTATCAAGACCAAGCGGTAGAGCTAGACATCCTGACAGACCGTATTGATGGTTTAGTTAAAGCTCTGCGTATCCGTGGTGTTTACGATGCGTCACAACCTGCGCTACAGCGTCTGCTTACTGAGGGTGACAACAACACGTTAATCCCTGTGGATAAGTGGATGGGCTTCTCTGAAAAGGGTGGCTTGAAGGGTTCTATTGACATCCTTCCTATTGACCAAATTTCTAACGCTTTGCTGCAATGCTACAGAGCTAGGGACGAGATTAAAGGGCAAATCTATGAAATCACAGGTATTTCGGATATTGTTCGTGGTCAAACAGCGGCAAGCGAAACAGCGACAGCTCAACAAATCAAAGGACAGTACGCAGGATTACGTCTGCGTAGTATGCAAGAGGACGTTGCGCTGTTCGCATCAGAGCTAATCCGCTTAAAAGCACAGATTATTTGCTCTAAGTTTCAACCGCAGACAATTCTTGCTTACTCCGCTGCTGAACAGATGTCAGACGCAGATAAGCAGCTTGTTCCAGAAGCGTTGATGCTGATTAAGGACAAGGTTTTACGCAATTTCCGCATTGAAGTCGCTGCAGATAGCTTGGTTCAGATTGATGAGAACCAGAATAAGCGTGACCGTGTTGAGTTCCTGCAAGCTATGGGTGGATTCTTGTCGCAAGCTATGCCTATGGGCCAGCAAGCACCAGAGCTAGTCCCAATGCTAGTCGATATGGTCAAGTTCGGTATGTCTGCATACAAGCAAGCTGCACCGATTGAAGGTACGATTGACCAAGCTCTTGAGCAGATGAAGCAAAAGCAAGCTCAAGCAGCGCAGCAACCACCTGCACCTGATCCAGAAATGATGAAGATGCAAGCAGACCAACAGCGTGAGCAAGCTAGAACTGAGGCTGATATGCAAATTGAACAAATTAAGATGCAATCTGAAGCTGCGCTAGAAAAACAAAAGCAAGACTTTGAAGCATGGAAAGTGCAGTACGAAGCGCAGAACCAGATTAACTTAGCTAGAATCAAAGCTAATCCCGGTGTTGACGTTCCGTTGCTTGAAGCACAAGAACTTCAGTCTAAACAGATGGTTCAGCAATTGTCTGCTAGTTTGAATGACGCTATCAACCGTATGGCTCAATTGCATGAAGGCATGATGCAGATGCAAGCACAGACTATGCAGCAGATTGAGGGTGTCAGAAGCGCAGCAACAGCACCTAAACGTGTTGTTCGTGGTGCAGACGGTAAAGTAATTGGAGTTGAGGTTGTCCAATGACACTCGAATACTCAAACGCTACAAGACACGCTCAAAATGAGGGGTTAATCACCTATGCTGGATCAAATGCGCTATTTAATCTCTACAGCGGTACACAACCTGCAAATGCTAATACAGCGATTACTACGCAAGTTCTTCTAGTCAGTATGCCCATTTCGGGTGTGTTTGGTACGGATGTGGACGGTACGCTAACGCTGAGTGCTGTAACCGAAACAAACGCAGTAGGGTCAGGTACAGCGAGTTTTTTCCGTATCTTTAAGGCTGATAACTCTGTCATCATGGACGGTTCTGTTGGTCTGTCTGGTGCGGATTTAATACTAAATACGGTAGATATTGCTGCTGGTCAAAGTGTAGACATCACAGCGGGAACGATTATTAGAGGCAACCAATGAGCGTAACAGTTAAACACCCATTTGTAAGTGCTGTTCCTGATTCTGCGGATACGAGCTTAGTACGTCCTAGCAATTGGAACGCTGACCACACTATTATTGGTTTAGGTACAGCAGCAGAGAAAGACGTAGGAGTTGCTAACGGTGTCGCTTCCCTTGATTCTGGTGGGAAAGTACCTGTTTCTGAGCTTCCCGCTGCTGTATTGGGTGCTTTGAGCTATCAAGGTACTTGGAACGCCTCTACAAACACCCCTACACTTGCGTCTGGTGTTGGTGTTAAGGGTTACTACTACGTTGTAAGCGTAGCAGGTTCTACAAACCTTGACGGTGTTACAGATTGGCTAATTGGTGATTGGGCTGTATATAACGGCACAGCATGGCAAAAGGTTGATAACACAGACCAAGTAACTAGCGTTAACGGTCAGACAGGTGCGGTAGTTCTTACTACTACAAACGTAGCTGAAGGCACAAACGAATACTTTACGACTGCAAGAGCTAGAGCATCAGTTAGCGCAGGAACAGGTATTAGCTACGATAGCGGTACTGGAG